GTTTTAGAGTCATAGATATCTGTGTACTCTGGTGCTTCGTAGTCTAATAGTGTTGCCACTTTCAAACTGTGGTCGATACCCATAGGTACAACGTCTGCTGAACTACCAGTTCTTTGTGTTGCTTGACCTTTACCCATCAATCTAAAGTCGTATTTGTCACCGACTACATTGTTTCTTACTTTTACACACTCTCTAAGTGTTTTAAGCCCTTGATATGCGTGTTTTACTTCGCTGTCAAACTGCTCTTGTGCTACGCCAGATAAATTCTGAGACATAACTTCTCCTTGTCTGTTTTAAAATGGTTTATTGCTTCGTCATTTGGAGGTGTCCTTGACCGACTCAAGGCTTCAAATGCAAATACACTTGGAACACTTAAACAGATTAGGCTCGTGAGAGGTGTCTAGAGTTTAATATTCTAGCCCCATTATATCACAAATGTATGTGAATAACTTAATTCTTTTTTAGTTATTCACATAGTTGTTCACATCAAAGAGTAGTTATTCGCATATATATTGGCATTATTGTTGTATTTTGTGAAAGTTGTTCACATATCATGGAGTTATTCACATCTTATTCACATATTGAAAGTTATTCACGTTGACAAAATATCTATCTTCTTGGTATGCTTACGCAATCACTCTGATAAGAGAAAGCTACACACAACTGTGGTTGTCTTATTGGAACTAAAGGAGATAGAATGTTTTACGCAATAGGAGAGACGATAGTCAACTTGTTGGTATTCGCTATAGCAATTATAGGAATACCATATTTTATAGGTACTTACTTAGATAAAAGTTAGCCGTGCAACTCAGCTTCCATTGCTTCTACTTTGGCTCTGTATGCTGGGTCTATACTCATACGTCTTTCACCTGAGTTCTTATCTATAGCATATCTCATCTCATGTAGTTGCTCTTTACTCGCAGCTTGTGGAGTTGACTTCTGTACTGTAGGTGCAACGCCTTGTGAGTTCTTCATAAACATTTCCATCATTTCCACACCTTTTGCAGATGTTATCATTCCGTTAAATGCTGTCATATAGTCCTCACCTACTTGAGCCTTCGCCCAGTCTGCTACATTAGTTAGCCTAGTATCTGCATCTTTCCCTAGAATATCTTTCTGTTCTGCTATCCATGCGTCACTTGTCGCCTTAGTTGCTTCTGCATCCATAGCTATGAGTGAGTTGATGCCATCGTTCGATAGTTGGTTATCTTTCCCCCACTTCTCCAGTGCTTCTATTCTTGGTGTACTTTCTACGCCCTCTGCATATTCGTATGCTTCTGGTGCTCCATCAAATCCACCTAGCTTCTGAGAGTAGCTTTTCTGTAGCTCGTTGTATCCATCTTCAAGTGCAGATACGCTCTCATACTTGCCATTTACATAGGTTGTGATCGTTTCTTCACCTGTTGTTTGGTCTATTACTGTTGCTTCTGTTGTTGTTTCGGAAGCTTCTGTACTTTCCGAGGTCGTTGTCGTTTCTTCTGACATTGAGTATCTCCTAAGTGCAGTTTAACGAGAATACAGCTCGTGTATTTACTTGCTTCGGTCTATTTCTATAAGTATCTGTCGAATGACATCGGCTTGACCTTGCCTAAATGCCACTTGTTCAAATGTTAGCCCATCTTTATATATGGGTCTATCCATAAAAGTTTCTTTAGCTCTGTCTAGCCACTTCTCCCCCATTGGAGCTGTAAATGTGCCGACTGTCTGCTTATGTATCTCTATAGATTTTTTCTTCATTTGTGCTTCTGTCATTTCTGCTCCTTGGCTGCCATTTCTTGTGCCACCATTTGCTGTTGTTGCATCTGTTGTTGTTGTGCTTGTTGTGCTCTTTCCTGCTTCTCTTCTGCTGATCTCTTGATTGATGATGGAAGTCCAAGTATATCTGCTATGTTTCCAGGGATATCTTCTACTCTAATCTCGTTGCCTACAAGTTCAGGTGGAAATATAGCCATCATTTCACTAAATCTACCATACTGTGCAAGTTGGCTTTCGTCTTGGCTTCTACTTGCTGGTGATGTGAACTTAATAGCTACTTCTTTACCATCTACTTTAAACTCTGCTATCTTCCCTGCTTGTTTAAGAATATACACACATCTTGCAATAAGTCGCTCAAGTAGTTCATTTTGTATTCTACCTGCAGCACCTAGTGAAGACTTGGCTAAATCAGCGTTTCTGATACTCATCTCTGTAGCTGTTCTAACTGGAGACTCTTCAATGTTTCCAAATGGCTTACTGATGAGTATTGTTTTAATTCTATCTTGTAATGCCCTGATATCATACTGTAGCACTTGATAGTCGCCTGCTTGTGGCAATGGTCTTAGTGTCGGGTTATCATTAGCGTTTGAGCCTACTGGTATCACTGTACCAGGTTGTAGCCTTACTGTGTATGGGTTAATAACTCCATCATCTGTTGCTGTGTAGATTGGGTTAGCTGTGAATGATGCTGACCTCAGGTGGTCTTCTACCATCTTGTTAAGTGTCTTGATGTCTGGTAGCGCTCTCATTACTCTACCACGTCCAAATGTCTCACCTGGTATCGTTGACTCTCTAAAGATTACCCACGGATTAGAGCCTACCTCTTGGTCTATAAGGAAGAGTTTATCTGCTTGATAGATTACGACTGACCTATATTTGTCATCTTCAAGATATACACCCTCTAAGATACTTACCTCTGCTGTAGGAGTATCTTTGATGATACACTTAAGTTCATCACTGAGTTTCGCATCTTTCCAAATACTTGGGACGTCCATAGCTGGTAGCATAAACTCTCTGAATACTGTATCTACTATCCCTTTACTTGACTGCTCTAGTATCAGCTCAGACAAAGATACACATCTAAAGTTTAATGATGATTGTATCCCATCACCTGCTTCTACTATCACTGCACCTGTTGAAATACCAAGATCAAGAAACGCTTCATGTATCTGAGACGAGAAGTTACTTGATTGAATATGGTTAAATACCACTTCGGTTGTCTTCTCTAAGTATTCGTTAGCCCCCTCGTGTTCCTCTTCGGGTATGTCTGTACCTACTTCGAGTTTCATCCAGTATAGATTAGGTGGCACAAGTTCAAGTTCCATGCGTGTGGCGTAGTCTTCAAGTGCTTCCTCTGCTGTTGAGTCAAAGACATACTCTCTCTTCTTTGCCCCTTTGCTATATTTGTCTATAGTGTTACGCTGTGGCATTGTATATCTGTAGCACTCTCTGATGTGGTGTTCCCAGAGTGCTTTGTTGGCTTTCGCAGCATTGACACGCTTAATCAGCTTTTCATAATCAGTCTTTGCCATTTTGTACTACCTTTCTTTTGGCACGTTTCTTTTTAACTGTGCCTATCCCTTTGATTACATCACCTGATCTCAAGAATAACTGACTACCATCGTCTCCAAGCACTCTTGCGTATGATGTTACTGTATAATTACCCTCAAACGCTTCAAATTTCTCGTTAGGTAGAATGATTACATCTTCACCGTTGCTATTGTTTCTGAGTCTTGAGTATTCGTTACTTCGGAACATCGCCAGTACCTCCAAGTAGTGAAGTTTCGCTAGAGTTCATGATGCCTGTCTCTGTTCCACTTAACATCTCATTGCTTTGAAGTCTTGTGCGTCTTTCGGCTGCTGCCTTTTCCTGCTTCTCTTTCTCTTTTCTCATTCTCTCGTTTTGTTCATCAATGATCTTCTGTTGTTTAGCTGCTTCTCTCTTTGCATCGTCTGCTGCTTCTCCTGCTTGATACACACTATACCCTGTTGCTGCTGCTCCAACTATTGCTGCTGCTGTGATTATTCCCATGTTGTTATCCTTTTGTGTTTAACAAAATGCCCTTCATGTAGCACCTGTTTTCTGCATTATAACTAAAATTGTGCTTCTTTAGGTAATTGCCTATACTTGCTACATTTGAGCTAATTATCACGCTTTTATGGGTTAAAATGAGTGTTTTTATGTCTTTTAGCATACTTTTTGGGAAAGTGCTGTCTTCAATAGAGCCTGAATTTATGACACAAATGTTGTCTTTAACATAGTAGTTAAGTATAGCATTGTCGTAGAGTTTAGTGAAGCCGTTATCTAGTGCGTACTTCCAATTTGGAGTGATGCCGCCGCTAAATATTTCTTCTTGCGATAACAAGTTGGCTAATTTGCCCATGTTTCCCCCTATCATTTATAACTATTTTCTCAGGTATGGCATCCAATAGTAGACTTGCAAAGCCTTTACCTCTGTGTTTCTTGGGTACATAAATGCTCGTAACGAGAGCTACACGACTGTCAACACACCTTTTATGCACTACTTCATAAACTATATATGAGTCTAGCCTGGTAATGATGTTGTAGTGTAGTATATCTGTTATGGTATCGCGTATAGCATCCCACCATGTAGGATTGAACCCATGCTCTTTGCCTGCTGCTTTATGTCCTCTGATAACAGCTAAGATATTCATCGTACAGAAAACCTCACCTCTGCCATTTTTATTCTTAATCTATTGACTTCCACATTAAGCATCTTTGAGTGCTTTACTTCTAATAGGTATGCTTCATAAATCTGCTCTTTAGTCCACTTGTCAAATATTTCCTGCTCTTCTTTAGTCAAAGATATTCCAGTCATTACTGCTCCCTTGTTTATTTACGCTATGTATGCGTGTTTTATCCATATCATCATGCCAGCTCAACGCAAAGTATCTCCATGCGTCTGCTCCATGTGATGCCCAGTCGTGTAAAGGCTTGTCTTTAAAAGTGTTGTGCTTCTCGTCAAACTCTTTTCTGTAGTTCTTGAGTGCTTTGATACCATCCTTACACGCATCTGCATCAAACCATACACGCCCTATAATGTTTCTGCCTGCCTCGATACCGTCCATAAGTCCTTTGTTTGGCACAAGTCTTACTGCAAGCCCCATCTTTCGCAGTGCTGTCTCTCTTGACTGCCCAGTGGTTAACTCTCTTACTCTTATATCGTGTGGGAAGTAGTGACCTTCGTATGTAATATTATATTTGTCTCGAAGATCATGCAGCCAATTCACATAGTGCTTTAATCCCTCTCCTGAGTTCTCGTAGTATGCTACTGCTCTAATCTCTCTACCGTTTGATTGTATTACCCATATACTTGTTGCGTCTGCTATCCCTAAATCCCAATATGTGAAGGTTTTAAGTGAAGACTCTATAGGTACTGTTGTGATGCGTCCGTCTTTTGCAGCTATATTCATCTGCTTGATATAGTACGCTCCTTCTATGTCCATATCATCCCATGAACCATCCAACCATTGTTCTCGTAGTCCTGGAGGTAACGACTCCAAGTATTTTAAATACCCTGGGTCTGCATCCATTAGGTGTATATTGTCCCTGATTGTTGCTGGTATGTATATCCTGGTCTTTCCATCCACTTCAAACTTAATGCCTGGTGGTTTGTTATCTATTTTAAATCTGTCTTTTACCCACTCATGCCCTTGACCACCTGGGTTTGTAGTTAAGAATACTTGTGTGTTTATTCCTGGCACTGTTGATCTAAGTGAACCTAGCAGCTTCTCATATAGTTTCTCTGTGGGTATGTGAGTGACTTCTTCCATAAGTAGGCGGTGTATCTCCCATCCCTGGTACTTAGTGTATGCGTCTGGTGTTGCTAGATGTCCTGTGTAGATTGTTGCACCTGATGGGAAAGTTATAACTGCTGGGTTTCCTGATACTTTTGCACCAAGTGGTGTATATTTTGTTCTTGCTCTATCCACGAAGTCTGCAAGGTCTGTTGCATTACGCCTAATCACAAGCTGTCTTAATGCTTTGTTGTTGATGTCGTATAGTAGCCATTGAAGTGCTGCATCTGTTTTGCCACCTCCTCTACTGCCTCCAAACAGAACCTCATCTGCTGTAGTTTCAAGGGATAACTCTTGCTTAGGTGTTGGCTTCCATGTCATTTAGTCTTATCTTTTTTAGGTGCATAGTAGTGTACGTCTTGAGTAGCTTTCATGTCAATCTCTTGTTTCTCTACATACCCTCTGTGTTTGGCACGTGTTTTCAAAAAGAAAAAGATACTTGCTTCTTTACCATCCATGATGTTTGAGTACAGTTGAGACTCTACATCATCAATGAGTCCTTCAACTATATCATCCACCAACTTTTTAAATGTGTCTACTTTGTACCATTCGTAATATCTACTTCTTGACACACCTATTTTTTCACAAGTTTGTTTTATGTTTGTTGCTGTTGTTTCAAAGTGTTCCAAGAAAAGCTTTTGTTTTTCAGTTAATTTCATTACTTAGTATACCCTAATCTCATCTCTTTTTCTTCTTCACGTCTTTTTGCCACAGCTTATGGTTTCTATACCTATCGTTAATTTCCGAAGCTGCCTCTTTTTTCAGCCGTTCACTTTTTTGTGCCTTTGTTTCATACATCCGTGCTATATTCCTTCCAATTCTTTTTGCCTATAGTCTTGAACAAAAGCTTAAGCCTGCTTGCATTGTCTATGTCTGTACCATGATGTATTGTGTGGTGACACTCTCTGCATATTGATGTGATATATCTATCATCTCTACCTCCTGCTCCATAATAAGCGTGGTGTATGTCTGATGCGTTACGTCCACAACCACTTTGACAAATGCCGTGAAACCTCTCGTTTACAAAGTCTATATATAAACGATATTCTATTTGGGATAGTTTCTTTGGGTTCTTTTGTCTGTTTTTGCTTAGTTGAGATTGTTTAGTCATAGCGTTCTTCCAATAATTTGGTAGTATGCTCTATACTTTTTCTCACCCAGAACAGACGGTCTGTTTCTTCCTCTGTAGGGTTATGTAAAAAGAATAAATGCCTAAACAGTTTCTCACCAGCTTTCTTTTTATACCTCAACGCATCAAAATATTCCATACCCTCTAGTTCTTTGGCTTTTATGTTGTAGAGATATGAGGTTTTCTTCATTTGTCTGTCCTCGCCTTAACAACTGTGGCTGTGCTTAAATCAAGTTGCTTTTCTCTCTTCTCGCACTCTTCATACAATTCCGTCTTAGTCTCTCTTGGTGCAGAACTTAGTGATATCTGCTTCTTGAATACTTGAACTTGATTTAGCGTCATTGTTTCGATTTTGTGCTTCATTTTGTAGCCTTTTGCTCTAGTATCCACTCACACGCTTTGAAGAATGCTTCGGGTTCTGTGTTCGCTGCCCAATAAGTTTCACTAGATGTTTGACCATCTTCATATACTTCGCAAGTAAAACACTCATCGTCAAAACTATATCCACTCCATATACTAAGTCCATAACTTTTATAAGCCCACTCTTTACATTTATGTGCTAGTTCGTGGATGTTGATTTGTCTAGTTACTCCGCTTTGTACTCTAAAATAGAGCATTCTTTCTGATGGTTGTTTATCTTTTACTCCTCTAATGTTTTCACCTAACACTTCACTCAGTAGCTCTTTTGATATCTTCATAATGCACCTATCCCTTCATAATGCTTCCGTCCACGTACCAAAAGAGACGGGTCTATAGCCTTTATTGGCAGCTTCTCCTTTGTAGGCTTGTTGTATCTGCCACTATCATGCAGCTTTCTTGCAGATACACGTCTATTCACATCACTACACTCATAACTGCAACACTTCTGCATTTTGTTTCGTGTCTCGAATGAGGTTTCGCAGATTGTGCATACTCTTGTAACAGGTGATACTTTTTTATATCCACCTTTTGTGTATTTTGCTTTGTATAGTTTGTTTGCGTGGGCTTTTTTACATACTGAACCACATACAGTTTCGTTTGAGCGTCTGGCTGTGAAGTAATCACCACATTCTTTACACAAATTTGTCATTTGGTACTCATTTTGGCGTCTAGTATCTTTTGCATCTTCTTTATCATTTTCTTGACTGTCTTTTTAGGGATATCATCAAAATCCAACTGCATTATATTGTTGCCGTCTTTATCTCTCTTCACTAAACATAGCCACATACTATTTTCATATGTTGTTTGTCTAGAAAAATATAAGTCATACTCTGTCACATCATTTTTACTTGTATTTATATTGAGTTGAGAGCTTGTAAGTTTTAGCTTCATTTTTGCTTGTCTAAAATCATCTTCTGTCTTCATTATTCTATCCCCTCTATGTACACTCGTGTTACCCTTTCCCCATCTACTACCTTTGTGCTGTCTATGATTATTTTTGTTTTGTCGAAGTATGTATATGTGAGGTCTTTTTCAACTGCGTAGGTTATCTCGTCTATGATATCCTGGTCTATTAGTGTGTTGCCTAGTTGGTTTCGTATTTCGTGACTCATTATGCTACCCCTCTTTTTATTGCATTTATTTTTTTATGCTCTGCTCCGTGACATGGCTTGCACAGCCATATAACATCAAGTGGATTTAAATAGCTTGGATGGTGTCCGTCTAAAGGGATATTTTTATCCCCACAATGCTCGCACTCTGTTCCTTTTTCTTTTCGCTTGCCTCTTATGGCGTTTGCCAAATATGTGTTTACTATTTTTTTGTTCTTGTTTTTTGAAAACCATTTTTTTCTTTTTGTATCATAGTTGGCTTTTTGTTTACCTGTGTAGTTTTTTACCCTCTCATTATTTTTTTTAGAGCGTTCTTTTGAGTTAGGTCTATTTCTGTCATACTCTTGTATTGCTTCGATATTGTCTTCTCTATGCCTAGAAACCCTACTCTTGACACACTCTTTACATTTATTTAAATGACCGTCAAACATTTCTTTATGCTTATAGTATTCAGATAGAGGTTTTTCAATATTACATTCTCTACATTTTTTTGTTTCCATAATAATGTCCTTTGTGTAATTATACCATTTTAAATATCAAAAAGGGATTAAAAGGGTATTTCTGTGATGTCAATTTCTGGTACGTTTGACGGTTGGTTTTGCTGAGGTGGTGCGTATTGTGGGCTAGGATTTGAATACCCTCTGTCTTCTTGTGGCTGTGCGTCTTGTTTGCGGTCTATAAAGTCAAAATCTTCAAGCGTTACATATACTTTGCTATGCTTTTGCCCATCTTTTTCCCATCTGTCTTGTTGGAGTCTGCCTATTATGGCTATTCTGCTCCCTTTTCCGAAGTGCTGCTGGATTACCTCACCTTTTTTTGCCCATGCTGTGACTTGAAAAAAGTGTACTTCATCTTTGTAGCTGCCGTCTTGCTGCTTACGGCTTTCATTCCATGCTACCGAAAATGATGTTATGGCTGTTCCTGATGTGGTATATTTTGTCTCTGGCTGTGCTGTTAATGTTCCAATTATTGATATTTTATTCATGTGATAGCTCCTTATCTAAATTCAAATTGATGCATTCTTTCAGAAGATTTTGTAATTCAAACAAATCTTCTTCGTACTCCGATAGTATTTTTATGATTTTGTGTTTTTGATTAAGTTTTTCCATGATTAGCTCTTTTTTAAAGCTAATTGCTTTTTCTATTTCTTGTTTAGTCATTTGCAACCTCCAAACGGTCTTATTATTCTTAAAGATGATGTTGCCCTGCCGTTTGGAAAGAAGAAACAACATCTTTAAGAAAACTTGATTAATAACTCACGTTACGCTTCTGCATTATACCGTTTATTTGTGTAAATGATGGTTTTTAAGCAACCAAAGTTCGAATATTTCTAAACTTGTTGCTGTACGAAACATCACTTTATATTGTAATATTTGGAGTCTCAAAACAAACTCTTTTGTGCCGTCTCTGACCTAACAAAGCTTGGTTCTTGTGGCTCTCCAAACTCTACCTTATGAGCAAACATGGTTTTAAGTAGATTTCGTGTGGTTGATATGTCCATTGCGTTACCTACAAACTCGTACAGTTTTGTATCACTTGCATCACCTTGTTTAAACATATCGTTGAAGTCACCTTGAACACGGCTACACTCTCTTGGTGTTAAACGTCTGACAGCATAATATTCGCCATCTATTTCAATAATTCCGTAAGGAAAATCTTTATGTGGTTGATCTACTAAAACTAATCCAGTCTTTGCACCACCACCACCACCACCTTTTGCATTTTGTGTTGGTGCTATGCCGTCCGGATCATATACTCTTCCCCATAAACTGTTATGTCCTTTTTGGTCTATGTTCCCTATTTGCTTTAGTTCTGCTATATATCCTTGTGCATATCCATGTGTTCCTGCACATAATGATGGGCAAACTCCGTCTGAACTAAATACTTGTGATGCTTGGGTATCTTGGTTTATAAATCCGATCTTATTTATGCTTTCAAGTATGTATGGGTCTGTTATTCCACGCTTGTTGTATCTCGCAGTTATTGTTGCAGAATAATCATCCTCCCTACTGTGAAAAGCTTGTATACTCATATTGTTGTTTGGATCGCTATCTTTTTTTATGAAGTTTGCGATTGCCTTCTTACTTAAATAATACTTCTCATCAACTTCATCTTCAAGAACATTTGCCAAACACTTATCAAGTTTCGTCACAGAGGGGAAAGGCATAGGCATACACTCACCTCTGAACCCAACGATAAACAAACGTTCACGATTCTGTGGTGTTCCCTGGTCTTTTGCGTTCATTACTCCATATTGAACCGTGTACCCTTTGAGTGATCTCACATCGCTTAGAATGTTTTTCCAATCTTCACCACCATTTGAACTTAGTAAGCCTTTCACATTTTCGATAGTGAACATCTTTGGTTGGACTTCATTAATGCTTTTTATAGCAGAAAACATCAACCCTCCTCTTTCGTCTGCTGCACCTCCTCGTCTTCCTGCAAGTGAATAGCTTTGACATGGTGGGCTTAAATGATAAAGGTCTATCTCTCCTTTATATTTAGTTCCGTCCATATCTCTAATATCTTTATAGAAATTGCTTGTAGGCTCTCCGTGATTGTGTAAATATGATTTTCTCTGGGGGTCTAACCATTCGCACGCAAACACAACTTCATGTTTTATATTCTCGCATTTCATAGCAAATTCTATCGAACCAAAACCGCCTGAAAAGGCTGTTGCTATCTTCATCTCAACTCCTCACTTAAATAATAAGCATACTTCTTAGCCACAAGTTCACTATCTGATACAATCAGCTTAACTCTGTTATATTCATCTTTGTCTCTACTTTTGAGCTGCAGCATATCAAGTATCAGTTTGCTCTTGTTTTGCAATATCTTTTTGTCTGAGATATTCAAAGCGTTTCGCCTGTCCTCTTTTGGTATCAGTTTAACCCAGTGTTCCATCAATGCCATTAAGTGCACCGAGTAGTCGATTTCTGTCTCTTTAAGCTTTGTTATAAACTCTCTCTTGCCTATCTCAATGACTTGCTGTGACTCTTTAGTATTTAGTTTATGGAATGTCAAATATCCATTGATTGCACCTCTAAGCCTTACAATGAAGTCTTTATTGTATGTGTTGTTATTTGCGTGTTCTGCATAGTGAAGTACCGTGATAAGCATCGTCTTGCTAAATAGTTTTGTATTCATCACAAGCCAAAAACAATAGCCATAATCACAACACAAAGAAACAGTATCACAATAGTAACATCAGCTAAAAAGTGGTCTCTCTCTTGTTTTTTAGCTTTCTCTAAATCGAGCCTTGCCTCTTCTTCATCGTTTAGCCTTTTAAGGTCTTCTAGGTCTGTCATTTTGTGTCCTTGTGTATTCCGATTACTTCGCTATTTTTTCCCAACATTCTTTCAATTAATTTAATGTATTTAATCCATAGCTTATCTGACTCAGCATCTGCACTTCCCACCATAGCACGCGCATCTTCTTTTAAGTTTATGATAGCCTTGAGCTGTGCTTTTGTGATTTCTATTTTCATAGTTATCCCCCCCCCTCCATATCTCTCAAAAGTCTCTTGAGTGCTAAATCCAAAAGCTTCTGTCTCGATACACCCTTAGACTTTGCTATCTTATCAAGCTTCTCTATGTCGTGCTTGTAGTATTTCATGCTGTAGGGCTTCTTAGTGCCAACCATTTCGTCTATCTCTTGTTGTAGTGTCATTTTGTGTCCTTTTTATCTTCTGAGTAGCAACGTATAGGCTCATGTAAACAATCACTATCCCACGAGCTTTGATTATAGCAGTAGGGTTGCTCAAATACTTGTTTATTTTTAGTAAATCGTACAACCTGTACTCCCTCTTTACATATATGCTCCACACTAAACCCGCTCATAACGGCACTGCGTGGTGTCCAATATGTTCCCGAAATAGCAAGTATTGGCAACATCAATAAGACATATTTCATTTTTGCTCCTTATAGTTCTGCTCAAATATCATAGACTCAATGGATGGAAAAGCTATGCTCTCAATTCCCACCTTGTCCGTCAGATAAAAGTCTACATACTTATAAACTTTCGTCACCTCGTTAGTGTCTAGTGTCGTGGTTGACTTCTTTTTCAATATAGCCATTTGAATGTTTCGCCAAATAACATCTTTCACGCTCAACATCGTCCAATGAATATCTGCTTTCGTGAAGAGTGCGACTACCTTTTGAACTGAGAAGCCGCCATCGTTAAGGGCTTTTGAAACTAAAGAATAATACTTATGCATAGAACTGTTTTGTTTCACGGTTCTTGCTTTGGTCGTCTTGTCTTTAACCTCATACGCTCTCTCTGGGTCAAGTGGCGTGAGGATGATCTCCTCGTCTTTCTCTTGGAGGAGATACCACTCTGCACCGTGTTTAACTATTTTCATAATAATTCCATAAAGCTGTTGATCTCTTTTTTATCAAAGTTAAACGTATTATCTGTCGCCTTGCCTTGATAAAAAGTATCATCGTGCTTCTCGTTGCTTGCTAGCTCTCTGGCTTTCTCACAGCGTTCTTTTCCGTTGATTGCTACTTGTATATGTTGTGGCAATGACTCAAATTTACGCATTATCTACCTCCTAGCTTCTTAGTCAAAAGTGTAACGGCAGACTCCACTTGTCCCTTATCTAGGTCTTCAAGCTTTGCAACTTTATACACAGATAAGAACTTAGTCATGTCTGAGTTTGTTTGAGTGATTAGGCTCTGTATGGTTAAAACATCATCTTGGGTTGCTTTGGGTATTGGTTTTGGTGGTGGTGTCTGCTCACCTTGAGCGTCCATATCATCGTCAGAAGCTATGCCACAAATAGAAGCCCATGAGTAGCGTCTATAGTATGTACTTTGAGAGCCTTGTACTTGATACTCATTCATCTTTGCTAAGCTTACAACTTCACCAGTAAAGGTTGACTCCATCCATTCACCAGAAGTGTGAACCATTCTTGTAAGTATGCCATTAGGTATGTTCATCTGTATAATTGCCAATCCATGCTTATGCAGTATAGGCTTAGTATGCTCTATAAGCTTTTCTAGGCTCGTATAGTTATACCCATATCCCGTAGAGTCTTTGCCTATATTTATAAGTTCTGGCGAACAATCCACATATGCTTTAAATAGTTGCTCTACATTTTCACTTGTTTTCATTATTTATCCCTATTCGTATGATGCGTCACACTCGTTGGCTGCCATTCTGGATCAGTTAAAAAATCAAGTTCATTTCCTACAGACTTCTTGTTTCCCTCCATACTTTCCATCTCAATCACCCCAGAGTCTCGCACAAGTTTTGCAAATTCTCCACAAGTTAATACCTGATACTCTTCTTGCTCCATCATTTCTACCAATGTCTCTATTTTCATAATCTACCTTTCAATTTAGATACCACAGTATAGCATATGATATATACCATTGTCAATAGTAAAGTTAGATTTCTTCTCCGAACAGGCATTTTGTTTCATAAAATTTTCTAAATTCATATTTCTCTGGGCTGTCGTACTTCTCTATACGATCAACTATCTGCCTCCATCCATCTCTCTTATGATTTTGTGCTAGTGCTGTGCTGTCACCACTATAAAATGGAAACCGTGTAAATATTTTAGGGTCTAAGCACCTAAGCATATGTATTTTTACTTTTGGATATCCCTCTTTATCACACAACACTCTCATAGCTTCATCCATTCTTTGCTCCCATTGTGGAGTACCGAGCTGTGCAAATTCACCAGCAGAACCTATTGCTATAAAATCAAAATCACCCATTAGCCTGTCAAGTCTTTCCATGCTTTCATTTATGTGCCATATAGGAACACCTTTCATTTCGTCTCTATCGTGATAATTTATATATTGATACTCCTGAATAAGTCTATCATTTTCAAGTTCTGTTCCGTCTATCACATCGGGTATAAAGAAAAAATCTATATCATTTTTAATGTCTACAAGAAAGTCATAATAATCATCCCACTCAAAATAGCCTTTTTCCAGAAGTCCGTTTTGTCTCCATATCGTAAATGCCCCATTATCAATAATGATACCCTCACATATTTTTAATGCCCTTTTTAGGTCTTGTGGTCTAGGGTATGGGATTAAACATCTTCTACCAAGCATAACTTCGTTAAAAGTTTTTAATGGTGTTAGTGGTGTTCCATAATATTTTAGCATTTGGTTGTTATCTCTATTCCTAAATGCCACCCAACCATTTTAATTTTTGCTTCTGGAAAATTCTTTTTTAGGGTATCGTGTATCTCTTCCTGATATTTTGCTTCTTTTTTTATTTCTGCCACCACCTCAAGTATATCTTCAACCATGATGATTTTCTTGCTTTTTATCGTGAGCTTATAATTATCTACTGCATTGTCATTAGGGCAAGTACTTGCAAAATTTAGTTTGTATGTGTTCATTTTTAATCCTTTTTCTTTTTAGTTGTAACACTCTGCACGCTACTACACTCATAAAACGTTTCTTTGCCCTTAATGACCTCGATAAACGTATTCACCCCATACAATGTGTACCCATGTGCTAAAAAGAGCTTCAATCTCATCCTATAGTCTGTCGTGATTTTACCCTTAACCTCAACAACAATCAGTTTCCCGTTTTCAATGTAGCTAAAATCTGGTGTGTAAACCATCGCACCAATACGACTCTTCCCACTTTTGGTTTTATTTGTGGCTATCGTGAAACCGTCTGAGATGTAGTAGCGTGGCTGTAGTGTTAGTGTTTCTATCTCTTTGTCCTCTAGTCTCTCACCAAGCTTTTCAAAATAGTCCATCTCTGCCTTGCTGTCGAACTTGTATTTGTCTCCATGAAAGATGGTTGAGCATTTTTTATTTTTGTATTTATTCATCTCACCCCTCCTATCATCTGTGTGACTTTTTTCTGCTTGTTATGTCTGTTCATGTAGTTATCCTTGAAACGGTATGATTTCTGGCACTATCCCAAAAATGGAACTCTTCTGAATAATAACCGAGAACAGGCGATCATCTTGTCTGTTTTTTGTACATTTTAATAATCTACTGTCGTCATCGTAAATAGGCATATCAAAATCATCTGTCATTAAATTATCGTTCTTATCTTTTGACCTCATCTGCACAATATAAAAAATAAAGTCTGCGTCATATTCTGCGTCATTCCCATGCTTAATAGCCAAAATACCTGTCTTTTCACTTTCTTGTGACATTTGGTTAATCATGTATATATTTATCCCTAATGAGCTTGTGAGTGATGATAGTTCAGAGCTGATCACAGAAAATCTATTGTAGTTATCTAGGTTTGGCACGATAATTTTCATAGCACTATCAACCACAAAGTGATTAACCCCCATCGCATTGAGTAGTTTTATCTCATCTACCACATCACTCAACTGTCTTGATGAGGAATAATAAAGCAAATTATTGTCATTGTGCGTAAAATCGTTTAGTTTCTCAACTACCCTACTCTCACCCATTTCAAAATCAAACCAACACGTTTTTTCATAATTACTAAACCCGGTTAGTATCTTCATCATAATAGAACTCTTCCCGCTGCCTCTACTTCCTGCTATCTGAATAAAGTTACCAAGTGCAAAGCCTCCCTTTATCTCTCTTTTCTTCATTTGATTGTCTACCAACTCATAATCAAGTTCTCTTATCCCTGTTTCTATTCGCTTAGGCTTTTTTTTATTTAATACTCTTTCCCTTACTATGGATATAGGTTCTGATCTCTGTCTAAGTGCAGTATTATCAATCTCAGTTAAAACTTCTCTTCTTAATGTGAGATATTGCATCTCTAATTTTTTAGCTTCTTTTATGTTGTCTCTGTCATATTCAAGTATGTATTTGTTTTTTAATTCAAATGCTTGTTTTGCTTTTGCTTCTAACCCCATATTCGCTCTTTCTTTTTTGGTGCATCTGTGGGCTTAGCATGATTATCCCATGTAAGTAATTTTTGTTTCCAATTCTTGACTTTTTTACCATTACTGTCTATCCAATTACCTGCATCAAAGTAGTTAAAGAATTTACTTGCTGATACACCTAGCTCCTTCTCTTTTATATAAGCTTCTATCTCTTCTATCGTAGGCACTTGTTTCTTTATTTGTTTATTAGATTGTTTATTCTCTTTAGACTCTTGTCGTTTTGATACTACCCTATTATCATTTTGATAGTACGTCTTTATCATTTTGATACTACGTTCACGATTACGTGTACCCATCTTGATACTACTTATTATATACTTCTTTTTTACAAGATTTCCTATAGTTCTTGAAGCATTTGCTCTAGTAATTCCTATAAGTTCTGCGAAGTGATTATTTGATGCATAACAACCATCTTCAAGAGATGATAATTGATCTACCTCTGCCAATAAAAACTTCTCATTTGCAGTTAGATTTGTGTCGTTCATGATATCTATATTTACCCATATTCCTTTAGTTGCCATTACCTTAATCCTTTTGCTATTCTGTTATTAAACTCTACTATAAGATCATTGTGTATTCTTTTTGCCATACTAAAAGGAAGAGGTGTTTGTGCTAGTATATTAATCCACTCTTGTTCATACATAGTGTTGGCTGTCAAGTCTTGTAGTGTTACAGATAAGTACCCGTACATTTTATCGTTATTGGTTTCATCGTTGATCTTGTTTGCTGTTGCTCTTCTGTATGATGAGGTAAAAATTCTACTATCTAGCTCAAAAGATTGTTTTTTGTCTGTACCCATATCATCTGCGTATAAAAATGATGCAAGTACAGCATTTTCACGGTCTATGTTAGTCATGTTAAATCCTTAACAATTAAAAAAAGTTGAATAGGTGTTTTAAGTAGAGTGCCAACTCTTTATACCTAAAAGTAAAGCCTAGCCAAGTCGGTTGGCGGGAACTCGAACTAGGACTTACTTTTAGTTACAAATCATAACAACACATCTTTCAATGCGTTGTTGTATTATACCATGTTTAGTTAATGCTTGTCCTTTTTAGGGCTGAATTTATTGCAACCGAAATCTTTTTCAACAGACATAACTTGGTATGATATTGCTTCATTAAAAGAGTGTTGCCCATTACTTTTTAGCTCACAGGTATATCTCGATTCTCTTGTTCCTAGTGTGCCAATATGAGTATACATATGACAACAGTTTCCACAGACACCGCTTTTAAGATCAACGTCTACATAAATAACCCTAACAATAGTTTTTGCATATTCCAATGGGTCAGTAGCAAAAATGGCTGTATCTTCCACAAGTGCTAGTGCTTCTTTTTGAGACATCATTGTTTTTTATCCTTTAGTAGGTTTTTAATCGTGTTGTCTTTTTCTTTAATGTCTAGTTGCAATTTTGAGACGGTTCTCTGTATGGTTCTAAATCTTTTTTCTGCTACATCCACACTTATATTGCGTAGTGCATTAATTAAAAGGTGCAGATTACTATTTTCTACAATTAGTAAATGTTCCACATCCTCGAGTATTTGTATTTTGTTTCTTAGTTTACTTTTTTTCATTTTTGTTATCTTTCTTAGTCTCGGTGTCCATCATGGTTATGATTTTATAGTTTATAGTTGGAATTATGTTCATTTCTTTTTCTTACATTTTCTTTCTGTGAACCCTTGTACTGCTACCAACAACAAAAGGACAAGAGGTGTAACAAAATAGGCTGTTAGTCCTAAGAATGTATAAAAAATAAAGTTTGCTAATATGACTTTCACCCTATATGACGGGTGGCCAAGATTGTTTATTATACATCAACCCACTCCTTTTTATTTTTTTTGGCTTTATTGAGTGCTGCAATCAAAACATAATTAGACAAAGATACGTTATTTTTTTTAGCTGCCAGTGCCAATATGGTTTTATATTCTGTATTGCATCTTATCTGCATTTGGGTATCTGCTTTTTTCATATATATCCTTTACTCGTATTGTATCAGATTAGACAATCATTGTCAATACATTTGTATTAATACTTATCTAAGGTTATCTATGTATAATGGTGGTAAGTCTTGATTTGGGGTGCATACTATTTTATTTAATCCCTTTCAATAAATACCTCCTCCTTATGCACCCTAAATGAGAACTTTTAGTTCAGCAGTTAAGCGGATGATGCAAGTCCGACCCTTGTAGTGCGGGATAGTAGAGAATAATTGTACTTGAATATCTACTCACGTGGTTCAATTCCACCCTGCTGACCTAAGAGTTCTCTTTTGAAAGGGAAAGTATGACACTCACAGACAACTCAAAGAGAATTGGCAGACAGCCACCGTATTTCTCTAATCTTAGAAGAGACAATAGAGATATGTTTGACTACATCAATACGCTTGACGGTGGTGAGCTGTGGGAAAAATATGTGAATTATACGATTGAATTCGACCAACTTCACAAAGAGATACAGGATATGCGTAAACAGTTGACCTATAATAGAACGGGGAAACTGTTCGTGGAGTATATCGGGAAGCATAGGTATTTTATTATTAACCTGTGTCGGTATTTCGAGAGCTCCTATAGTTGGAAAGTCTTTCAAAAACTAAAGTGGACTATAGAAAAATACAAAGAATATTTAAGTGTGGGAACAAACATAAAGGAATACATAGATGAAAACAATATCGTTTGCCATAGCCGTGTTAATATTTGTAGCAATACTTAATTATTTCGGTGTGCAAGTTGTTAAAGCGTTGAGTATTCTATAGATTTCTCACGGAATTCATATTTAGTAATGGACAAGATTTTTTAACTCTGGGGACTTCGGAGTGACCAATAACGTCTGACATTGGAAGATCATACATACTAGCCAATAGCTTAGATACTTTGCGAATAGCTTTTATTTGTGCATTAGTAGCGTCCATCTTCTGAGTACCATCTTTACGCATACCACCAATCCTACAAATACCTATTGAGTGCTTATTGTGACCTTTTACATGAGAGCCTGAATAATCCATCCATCTACCTTTTTGTATCGTCCCGTCTTCTTTCACAATAACGTGGTACCCACATCCTGAGTTTTTACCCCATCTCTCTAAGTGCCATTTGTCTATAGTGTGTGCATCGTCTCCTCTACCTTGTGGGCTGAAAGAGCAATGGACTATTATTTTATCAATATGTCGTTTTGTCTTATAGGTAGAACCATTATTTATTTCATCTGTTAAGTCTCTACTTATTGAGCTGAACTTCTTATGACGCATCACTTCTCCTCAAATATTTCTTTTAAAACCAGATATAGCTTTTTGGCTTCTCGTCTTGTAACGGTTATTGTTTTATCTGCTATTGTTAGAATTATGTTCATTTGTAGACTTTGTTTATTTTAATATGCCCTAATCTGTACCGATCACAGATACGTCTTAACTCGCTATTTGTTTTAAGGCAGTCTCTAAGCTCAGTACCGACTATTGCATACATACCCCCTCCAAGAGAAGAGGGTTCAGTCATTTTCTTTTTGAATGGTGTTTTGTATACCGGTAAAGTAGGGTAATTTTGTATACAGGGCTGAGGTTCACACTCTGGTATTTTCTGTGAACAACCACTAATAGCTAATATTACTAAAGTCGATAACAATATCTTCATCATTATTTTCTCCTAGTGCTTCTAGATAGCCACTCAGAAGCTTTTTATCTAACTCTGTATGGCATACGTTAAGTTTAGAGCCAACGGTGTTTAAATTGGCTTCTAGTGTTATTATTGTTCTCTTAGGTAATAAAATATACTTATCATATAAATTATGAGCCATATACCATGTTGAGCCAAGTATAGCAATAATGACTCCAACATATATCATATCCTTTAGAGGTAGACTAAACATCACACCATTCTCTTATTTCTATTTTTACTTTTTGTCTATCTCTTTTCTTGGAAGGTTCACACACATCTTCCCACCAAGAAGGAAATTTCTTACTATTTTTAATACTATGTTTTCCACCAGTTTTATTTTTATAGTATTGTCTGCCTTGTGGTATCATTATTCACCCCTTGTAATTCTAGTGCCATGTTCATAGGATTTACCTAAAAAGTATGCTCCATAAACCACTATTAAAATACTTTCAAGAACTGTTATGTACGCTTCTTTAATTGTCATACTAAAGAAGTTTCCATCGATAACCGCTAACGCACTAAACAGAAGCGTAAGCCATATCATCAGAGTAGGTCTTATAAGTCTGCTTAAGGCATTATCTGGTTTCACTATATATCCTTCACGTGTTTAACTATAAAATCAATCTTAGATTTCATCCCGGCTATATCATTTTCATTCTGATAATGTAGGATTTCACCCTTGTCTAAATTCTTCTTTATTTCTGTCACGTCATCATTGGTTGCGTAGTCATTTGTGAATAGAAAAATTCCTATAGCTATGAAATACCCAAGCATTGTAACCAATACCCAGTTACCAATAATTTTCATCCATCGCATATCACCTATTGTTCTATCAAGTTTAATGAGTATCTCGTTATGCTGTGTTGCTTTTGTTTTCTCGGAACGCTTGATCGTTCTTTCAAGCTCATCATGAGACGAACAGGCTAGGCATGGCGGAGTTGTGTGTTCGTCTTCCATAGTCTATCCTATTTGCTGTATTCTGAGCGTGAGCCTAGTGTGTCCGTTTCCACATGAATATCCAAGAAGGTTACATTAACATCACCCGACTCAGCATCACTTCTTGTAAGCCATACTTGAAGAGTTGAGCTAATACCTGCACCAGTTAAGTCTACAGAAGCCAACTCACATATCTGGTTTAATGTACCACTAGTATAGGATAACACGTTTCCATCATCGGTATCTACCGAGAAGTCTGTCCATGATGTAGTCTTTGCCGCACCGTTTGACTGTAGTCTGTATTTACCCGTGAATGTTCTAGGTGTTGTCGCTGCTTCCGTTTGCTCATAGTGAACATGAAGTTCAGCGGAAGAGTCTGCTTTTGTTGCGTGAGGGATTTGCACATTCATCATAATTCTGTCACCATCATCTGTAATGTCACCACTAGGCTCAAATACTACACAACTCTCTGCCCAGTCAAAATCTGCCGTTCCTGCTGTAGAGGATAGGTTAGCTCCGTTGATCGTTCCTGCTACATCATCCCATGTAGTCCCGTTACCTTCTATTGCCATTGTACCGTCTGCCTCAAACTTGGTTACGTTTGTACCGTCCCCAAATCCTACATCTTCTGCGTAATCATTAATATCCATTTTATTTCCTTTTATGGTCTGAAGTAAAGGTTTTCACCATCACTTGTTATTGCATTACCGTTCTCTGTTATAGGGTAATGCTCTTCATAGTAAGCCTGATCTAACGCTACTGACGCAGCAATAGTATCTGACACCGTTCTTATCCTCACTACATCATGGTGCAATGTTATATCATCTTGATACCCTATCATTGGTAACTCACTACATTTAAGTGTAGCTGTTGTGCTTGGTCTTGCTGGTGTGTAGGACTGCTCTACATCGTCAATGCGATAGCTTTCGGTTACTGCTTCATCATCCCAAGTATGTTCTCTTTTTTCTGTGCGCTGGATAAGTCCCAAATCCTCTTTAATGGATACATTATCATAAAACTGTGTCTGCCCCGTACTTCCCGGGTTTGCTATAAATCTCAATATAACACTTGTCTCACCTGCCTCAGGGGAAAACGATACCTGAAAATCAGTACTTATACTCAAGGGTATAACTTCTATATTTGTTGTGTCTGCTTCATCTCTTACTTGTATAGAAACATTTGCTACGCTTCCTTTTGTAAATTCACCTACAAGTTTATATGTTTTTGTCTCGTCTAGTCCAGATATTGTTTGTTCAGCAGAAGCATAGGTCCCTGCACTTGTTATTTTTAATCTTTGTGTATCTACACTTAATGTTGCACTGTCAGCAGTCCACCCTGTAGTAGCTGTATCGAAAGTACCATTAACTACTAACTCACTACCAAAATCCTGCAACTCACCACTAATCCTCTGAGTAATAGTCATTGCATCAAGATTAGGTTTAATACCCGTATCAATATACTTACCACCATCATCCGTTGCCATAGTGTTTGCATCTGTCTTGGCTGTGATTACACCGCTACTGTCTTGTACGAATGGCAGGTTAGATACGCCTGTTTTTTCGTTTTCGTAGGTTGTACGACAACTAGCCTGATAATCTTCTATTGTTAAGTTGTCATCTTGTGCATAATTATAGAGAGTATCTCCACCTCTTTGCCCTTCATTGCCAAACCAGGGGCTGTCTTGTATATCAGCATTACCAAATGACAAGTTAGTATCATCAACACCCGTCACTACCATTATTCTTAGTGCTTCTGGGTTAGCTGTTAGATAGTCTAAGTCTGCTTGTGTCGGTATCTCTGTTAGCTTTGTGTAGTCTGAGCCTGAGAGTTCCATTCTATACATAGAAGTTGGACGCATAGTAATGTCATCCCATATACTAGTTACATTTCTTGCATTGTTCCTTAAGTATACTGCTGAATTTGCTGATGTGGCATCAAAAGTAACCTCTAGGCCAACCATAGTAAGGCTGGTAGTTGTTGGAGACTCTGCTAGTATTGTTCCAGAGGCACCATCTTCACATATTCTAATACCAGTAGATACTGCTGTTACTATACGAGCTCGTCCAGTTACAAAATATTCAAATCCTGAAATAGTTGGTACTATTTGATAGTCTCCGTATATAGTACTTCCTGAAATTTCTGCTTCACCATCTATCCATACTGGTGTTACCCAGTCATCTATATTCTCATCAAAAGTACCATTAAGCACCATTTCCATAGTAGTATATTTAAACTCTTCATTTGCTCTATCATAGTAAAGTATGGCTTCTGTGTTAGCATCTACTGGTATATCTACATAAGAGTTGTTATGTGAAGCACCAAGAGCTACAGCGTTACATGAGTATGCACCATCTTCAAATGCTGGGGATACACCTTCTGCCTCGTTATAGACAAATCTTTCGCCTTCGGGATGTCTTGCTTCGATTATTGCTTTCGCGGCTTCAGTCATTTGCTATCCTTTCGGGCATCTTTTAATATCTGCTTCTCTAACTTCTTTTTAGCTTTGTATATGTCTTTAGTATCTTTGAGTTTCTTCTGTTTGTCTTTAAGAAGCTTCTTTTCTGCATTGGTTGGATTTTCTATCTTCTCCAACTTCTTAATTTCTTTGATTGTAACCATTTCCACTTTGAGTTGTTCTCTGTCAAATAAAGGTATCATGTTGCTGTTCCTCTCAATACTTCTGAGAAGCTATATAACACAGCTTCAACTGGTACAGACTCTATTCTGAAACAACCATAGTCCTCATCAACTCCGATAGTCTGTGCTAGTGTAAGGTCTGTGAATACATAAGCAGTTTCTGAACTATCCCATAAAGCAATATTCCCGTCTGGTACATCTGGGTGTTTTATAAGTAAATGAGATACGTTTGTAAGTTCAAGTGTGCCATCATCAAAGGATAAGATGAACTCACCCGTAACAATATCCCAAGTAAACTCGAATATGGTCTCACCACCGTAAGAAGCGTTAGGGGATATTTCACCTATTGAGCTTTCAATGTACCCTCGTTTGTCTCCTGACGTTCCTATAGTGGTTACACAGATGTTGGCTACAACTTCGTCTTCAATGTAAGCACCTCCACCTACACCAAGCATCCTATAGGAAGCAATGACCCTTCTTTTTCTCTTTATGTAGTCTTCGTCTGACTCATCCCACCTTTGCTGCGTCATTTAGTCTCCTTGGTGTGGTAGCGAACCTATAAACTGCTCAAATGTTGGTGGAGTGCCTCCTGCATGAACTGTTTTGAGCATATTAAAAAACTCATCTATTACAAGCGTTTCCCATGCTTTATTTTTATTATCTTGTTGTCGCTGAGCTTCTTCTGCTGTATCTCTACCATGCTGAGAAGCTATTTCTGATTGGATAGCTCCCCAAGAAGGCTTAGTACCTCCCAAATCTATGAGAGCATCAAAAGCTTGCTTGTTATCTTCTGTAAGAGAGCCTCTGTATTTATAGTCTGAGGCTATATTTTGTAATGCTATTGCTATCATGCTGTTTTCCTTAATTCTATTTGAGTATAAATATTCGAGGTCATACTACCAGCAGAACCAAACCCATCTGTAGCTTGTGTGGCTGAGCTTTGGTGTTGTACCTCTATCACAGACTCTACCCCTATAGTGAAGACACCATAAATACTTGAGTCTGTATCGGAGTCTGAGGTTGAAGCTTGTGAAAAGCCAATACTCCCTAATACTAATTCCGCTGCCCCTGTAGTGTCATATAGCCTAGATACGTGACTAGTTACTTCATGGGCTGGGGCTCTAGCAATAACTAAATACGTACCTGCTGGAAGAGTTATCTGATTACTGGCTAAACTTGCTCCACTAATATCATTATTCTGAACAGTATTTAAATCTCTAGTTCTCCAATCCCCTAAAGTAAAAGTTCCGCCATCTGTTCCAGAGGTTTTAGTATCATTAACTATCAGAGTATCCACGACGACTGCCGCAGATGCAGAGTCGGCATAATCTTCCATTTGAGTCTTATTCACCACATGAGTGGCTGCTGTTGCTGTAGGTACTATAGGACTTACTGTAAATGTTTTTGTGCCTGTTATACTTTCGCTGTTTGCCTTGTGCACCACTTTTTGTGCTTGTGGAACTTGTGCTCCTGTTGCACCTGATGGTACACCAAGATGCCCAGTCATTGTGCCTCCTGCTATCAAAACAAACGAAGACGGGGAGAAGTCCCCAGTCTCTAGTGCTCCTAATGCATCCATCCCGTCAGCTATGAGATAAGTTTGGTATTCTTGATCTCCATTGAGAGTGGCAGCAAGTAAATCGCCACTAGTTTGATATTCCACAGAACGTGTGACTGGTAGCCTTCTTATCAGCGTGATAGTTTCGTCCTCTGCTGCACCAGAAACAAGTGTCACTGTACCACCAGCATCACCGTCTATTACAACCGTATAGTCTGTTGTTTCAGTTTGCAGAACAGGTGTAGACTCACCAACTGCCGTGATGTAAACTTTAATATCTGTCGTTGCGTATATCTTGAAGAGGAAACTAAATACTGTTTGTCCTGCTGTTGCTACACATTCTGACCTTGGGTTGCTTGAATTAAATGACACGTTTTATCCTTTTGCTTATTATACCTTAATTGTCTAAGAGGTATTCTTGTCCTCTTTCTCTCATGCTTTTTGCTCTCCGTCTTACTCTTTTTTGGTAGTCTGGGTCTATCATCTCACCGAAAAACTCGCCTACTGTTCTCTCTACTACTGCTCTTGTGTACCATAGGTTTTGACCAGGGATATAGCTTTTCGCCATATTGTATGCGTTCCCTACAGCTTCTTTTGCTGTGGTGTCTCCGAAGCCTACCTTGATTGTGTCGGTTACAGTTTTTAATATATCTTCTCCTGTGGTTGCGGGCACTCCCACTAGGGTAGTTTCCCATTTATGACCATATCTTGTATCTGCTTGTCCTAGCACCATGTCTCCAAAGATACCAAGCCCTCCAGACTTCATAACAGACTCTACAACCATTTCAGCCTCTCTGCCTTTTACGTCTCTTGTGGTTTTGCCCGTAACTGTGTCGTATGCCCATAGTGTTATCCCGCCCATTATTGTATTTACTCCCAACACTGCACTTCCATAAGCCACCTTACCCATTTTTGAGTCTATTTTACCCACACGCTTGAGGTGCATAAGGGTAACTGCTACAGGGAAAGACTTAAATAACATCATGTTTCTTGCTAGTTCTCCCCTGACTGTTCCTTTTTTCTTCCCCCATGTTGTAAATACTCTTGTTCTGTTTGTAGGCATAACAACAAATGCGTCCATCTCGTTAGCTATCATCTCGTTTAGTTTGTACCCTAGTGCCTCATCAACTTCATACACTTTGTTTATGTCCATAAATTGTGCATTTTTAACAGACTTTGTTTGTGTTCCACGTATTGTGTTCCACTCTGCACTTGTAAATCCATACTCTTTTAAAAGTCTTGCAAATGGCGTATCATCTAGCTGCTTAGTGAAGTTCTCTGCAAAATTGGCAGCCATTTCAAGCCCAAAACTCACCCTCAAAGAGTTGGTATATGAACCAAGTCCACTTGCTCGTATTACAACCTCTGCTGCTTTTTGTGCTGCTCCTGCTCCTACTTCTGCATATCTGTTATTAGCTAGTGATGCAGATGCAAACTCGCTCACTACACCTATTCTGTTTGCAAGTTCTGTGTTTTTTCCTACTTTCCCAACCGATACTGCTTCTTGTAAAAGTGTGTCTAGCCCTCTTTCCATCATCTTAACTGAACTTAAACCACGATATCCTGCACCTAAAATGATGTTTCCTATGTCTGCAAGTGCTGATATGGTTGCAGAACCTAGTTTTGATGCCACTTGCAACGATCTGTGAGTGCCACCTACTGCTGCCAACGTTGCGTCTAGTTTGCTTACTATGTCATCACCGTCTGCTTGCCCAGTAGACATTCTCCACATATTATCTAGGTGCTTTTCAGCAGTGCCGCCCATACCGTTATTCCTTGCAAGTTCTTTCATTTTGTTAAAAGTGTCTTCTGGGTTTGAGCCATATATTTGAAGTGTTGCTATTTCGTTTGATTGTTGTCTGATATGTGCATCCATTGTTGCAAATACATCTTTGTTGCCAAATTCTTTGTTGTAATCTATGATGTCGTCACCAGTTTTGAAGTGTAGCACTCTACTCTCTTCGTGTCTCTTTGCAAGTACGCTTGTGCCTTTACCACCTGCGGCCTCAACTTGTCTTTGGGTTATATTTTTATATGCAGACTCTAGTATCCCCTCTAAATCCCCTGACTGTTCAGCTTCTATACGTTGTCTGTCTAATTTACTAATGATAGACGCTCTCCATGCTTCATACCCGGCTTTGCGTATCTTGTTTGAGTCGTGATGTTGTGGCACTATCCAGTCTTCTAGTTTGCCTATCCTTGCCCCTGCTCTGTTTCTTAGGTTTCTTGTGAGGTCTGCTGCTTGTTTCCATTGATCTCCTATTTTGACTATCTCTGCTCTTCTTGCCACATCACGTATGCTCTCTTGTCCGTCTTTCAGGTATCTGATAACATCGTCCATGATTGGTTGGTCTTGCCAAGTCCCTAGCCATTTAGTCCTCATTGCTTCTTTGAGGTCAAACATACCTGAGTTTATTCTTGTGTAAAGTGCATCTGTTCTAGACTCTATATTTTTAAATGTTTTACCTGCTCCTGGAGTTGATGCTATTGTATCAAGGAGAGAATCAAACATACTTCTGCCTCCTTGGAATTCACTTTCCATTACAGAAGTTAATTCCTTTTCTTTAGAGAGGTTGTTTGCTTTGTTGTAGAGGTCACGCTGTTGCTCTTCAAGCCTGAATATTTTGTCTTCGTCTGTTTCTACATCTAGCTTTGTTTCAACTTTGCCTTTTTCTGCATACGTGGCTCTTGTGTCTTGTGCAATATCCTCTTGTCTGACTTGTAAGAACTCTTGGCTTTTGTCTTCTGCTAGAAACTCATCAGCCTGCTTCACTCTCTCTTGTTCAGGAAGTGCTTTTATTTCATCAGGTATCTTGTCAAGCTCAACCCTTTTGACTCTTGGTTTTCTTTTGGGTGCTTGTTGTGCTACCTCTTCTGCTAGTGTGCCTATGACCTCTTTTACTGCTTTACCTAGTGCCATTATTGTGCTCCTCTATAATTGACATAATGATTGCAATTAAGCCAAACGGTATTACTTTCTCTAGGGTTTCCTTATCAAGATATGACAAAATAGCTATTTGTTCTTCGTCAGACAATCCATCAAATGCCTTTTCTTCATCTGTCGCGTTTTTGACAAACTCTGCATTAGCCTTCACTTTGGCTATGTGTGCATCATCTATCTCTTTTATGTCTGCTTTGCTCATGCCTTTATATAGCTTTTCGCTATCAGGAAGCACTTTCTTTTTGCTTGGAATTTTCATTCCCTCTTTGATTTTGTCTTCGTCTCCACCAAACTGCTTTTCGAGTTGTTGCCTTTTTTCTTCTGCTTTCGTCTTTGCAGCTATTTTCTGCTTGCTTTGCTTGGGAGTAAACGGCTTAGGCTCTGTTTTGCTCTCCATAGCGTCCCAGTCTGTCTTGGGTGCTTCCACAACTTCAAGAAGTGCATCTTCTTTTGCTTGTAACTGATTGAAGTATTCTGTGTCTTCTGCTTCTTGTTTAAGAGTGATTGTCTCTTCTTGTGTAGGCTTTACGTCTGCAACTTCAACGGCTTGTGTTGGTGTTGGTGCATCTGTAGTGGCTTTGCCATCTCCGTATCTTTTGGCTGTGTAAAATCTATTGATATATGCTTGGCTTAACTCTTCCTCAACTACTCCGTAATTCTTGCCTTTAGCGTGTGTCATAATGTACTTACCGTTTTTCATACCAGTTATAATGCCAACGTGTGTAACAGGTGCGTACTTCTTGCCAGTTCTACTTGGCTTGAAGTATATCGTATCACCTATCTGCATATCATTGAGTTTGACATTCTCACCTATGTTTGATTTAGCTTGCCCCCATGCTGTGCGTGGCAGATTGATGCCTTGCTCTTTGTTGAGTGATTGCACAAACCCCGAACAGTCTGAACCGTTCTTGATTGAAGTACCTCCCCAAACATACTTGCTGCCTTTTGCAGCTTGTGCGTTAGCTACTATTGTGCTAGTTGCTATGCTCTCTACTATAGGTGCCTCCTCTTTAGGGCTTTTAATTCGTGCTATCTCTTCTTCGTTAGCTTTGAATTGTTCTAGGTCTTCACCCTCTAAGTTGTCGTATATTTTTGCGTCACCCTCTTCTGGCGTAGTCATTCCGTCATACTTGTCAGTAGTAGGCTCTGTCTCTTTTGGTATTGGTTGCTTCTCAGCTGCTGTGATCTCGACTTCCATGTTTTCTATCTCATCAGGATATCCGCTATCTATATCACGCTGTTCAAGTTCACCTCTAAGGCTTACCTCTTCGACTTCTGGGCTTGTCTTGGTGCTTATGTCTATGTCGGCTGAGTCGCCTATATCAACATCTTTGCCATCGTCCATGTCTGTGCGTGCTTTTTGTTGCATGGCTATGTGCTTGTTGGTGTCTGCTGTGAGTTTGTACTCTTCTCTTTGAAAAAACCTATTTACAAGTTCTTTATCTGCGCCATCAGGAACACGTTTGTTTATCTCTCTGGCTGTCTTTGCATCCACTACTCCACTTCCTATCGCTCTGAAAGTTCCTGCAAGCCCTGCACCTATGAGTATTTGTGAAACACTATCCCATAATGTGTATTCAAGGTTTGCTTTCTCCATGTGCTCACGTATGCGCTGCTCTCTTGAAACTTCTCCGACTAATCCTACTGCCGACTCAGCTACAAATGCTTTACCCATTCCCTTAAGTATGGTAGAGCCCATTACTTTTGCTGGTGATGTTGCTATCTCTTGGAATGTCTCAGGCTGTGTGATGTGTCCTGCTATCACTCCACCTATGTACCCAAGAGTGCTTGTGCCTTCTCTTTGTTTGGCTATCTGTTCTGCTCTTTGTTTGGCTATGCTTGAATATTCTGTGTCAAATGTCTCTTGTGTATAGCCTTGCTTCTGTGCAAGCAAAATGCCTTTCATTGCGTCCATATCAAAAAGCAGTTCGCTTCCTATCACACCTTTTTCACCAAGTACAACTTCATTGTCTTCATTTAGTTTGAATGTACCATCAACGGCTGCCATATCATACCTTGCAGTATTTGTATTCCCTGCTGTCCAATCATTTGCATTTGCCCAAGCATCATAATACTTTGCATTTTCTACATAGTCAGGCATTGACTTTGTGATCTTTGAAAAGGCTTGCTCTTCTATGCCCTCACCATACGAGAGTTGTGCAGTCTCGTACCCAAGAGAGAAGCCACTAGCCTCTTCTGTTGTCTCCGAGTCGCCTAGTGGCATTTCTTCTATTAAGTCCATTAGTCACCCCACTTTAAAACAAACGGTTTTGTATTGTCTTCTGAGTCTTGTATAAAGAAAGCCTTTCCCTTGTTTGTAGTTCTTATGTAGTACTCTCCAGGAGACTTAAACACAAACTGATAGTCATTAGAAAAAACGTCTGTTGCATTACGTATATTTTTTTGTAATACTGGTCTGCCTGGTATCACGATATTGTCAAGCCAGTTCTCAAACTGTTTCTTGCTTACATTGTGTGGTAGTACAGTATCTTTGTTGTTGTAGGTGATTATCTTACCTATCGAACCCTCTATGATGTCTTTTGCATTGTCTGCGTCTTCACCATTAAGTACAAGCCCTTTCATGTAGTCTGTAATTCCTCTTACATTTCTATTGTACACATCACTCTTGTACCCACCAAACGCATTACCTATCTTGTTTTTAACATTTATGAGCACATCTTTTTCTAGCATAACATCTGCACCTTTTCCCATAAGTGCTATCTTGGCAGCCTTCTGATTGCCACCTAGTGATAGCTGTGCAGCAAATCCGAATGTAGGTGCGTTCTTGTCACTTATCTGTCTAAAGATTACGTTTGCTTCTCCAGGGTGTGCTTTCACGACTGCATCAATAAATCCTAGCTTGTTATCTATAGACACATCTGGGCTGCTCATGTGGTCTGCCCAGCTTTGAGCCACCTCTTTTGTCATAAGGTCTGTTTTATCACTTCCATAAATGTCTTGTATGATTTGTGAGTTCTGTTTAGTAATTCCTATACCAGATACAAAAGCATCTACTCCATCTTTTGCTCCCATCATAGGGGGTGCGTCCGTGTACTCTTCTTGTGCTGCCAAACTTACTACATCATTCTTTGCTGCTGTTTTCTTTTGTGCTAGTATCTGCTCTATGTCTTCAAGCACTTTCACATCTACGATATCTGCTTCTTTGCTTGTCTTATATTTGGTTAATTCTGCTTCAAGCTCTGTCGTAGACTTCCCTCTGAAAGCATTTAGTATCTCAAATGCCTTAATCCTTACATCAAACTTGTGTTGCTGTGCTTCTGAGGCAAAAGGGTATATAGCTTGTAACTCTTCTAGGTTGTCAGGTGATTTGCCTTTACCCATAATAGTAGTTGCGTCTCCAAGCAAAAGATTAGCTTGTTTGCCTTGTGCTGTTGCGTGTGCTTTCTGTTTTGTCTCAAATGTTTTCATCATCTTGATGAGGTCAGCTTTATGCTTCTTGTTTTCACCTTCTCCCATATCTTTACGACTTGTGAGAACTTGTGACTCTAAGTAGCTTTTGGCTTGATCTATTTTGCCACCATCAAGAAGGCTCCCCATGTGTAGCATTGACACACCATAGTTTATCTTGAATGTCGCATCTTTAATCAACTTCTCTTTGGTAGCTTCATCTATGTCACCAGACGCTACCATTGCATCGAGTTGTGTGAGTTTCGCTTGCTGCATAACGTCTGCATCTGCTGTTTTCCCTGCATGGTGCATATCTACTATTTGAGGTATTGCCAAGTCCCATGCCTGCACAAATGTTTCTTGCTGATACGCTTTTATTCTATTGTGCTCTTCTTTGGCAAGTACTCCATATCCTGCAAGTGCTGTCTTTTTGCCACCAATGCCTATAACCGTTTTAAGTTCAGGTGTTGGTGCTTCTTTGACTAGTCCATTGACAAACTCATCCATGCTGTTGCTGAACCCTACTGGGTCGTTATCATGCGTTATCGCTAAAGACTTGGCTTGCTTGGCTATGGCTATCTCTGCATTAGATGCGTACGTAGCACTTAATGTGTTATTGTATGCTTTTCCATAAACTGTGTAAACTGCTTCTTTGTGGTATGGTTTGCCCTCTGCTGAGTCTTTGAGTGCAGCATCTTTGGCTTTGTCTGCTACCACATCTGCATGATTACTATACATTTCTTTTGAAAAGTTTGATAGTCTTGCAGATAGTGTTTGCATTTGTTGTGCTGCCATTGCTGCTGCTGGTGCATTTGTGGTTTGTGGCTGTGCTATCTTTGTTTGTTGTGGCTCGAAGCCTTGTAGTCCTGGCATATTATCCACCTATCTTATATAGTGATGTTCCCATGTCCATAAGTCCACCAGATACTGCACCTAGTGAACCACCAACCATTGCCTGACTTGATGCTGCTCCATATTGTGCTGCTTGTGACTGATACCCTCTTGCTTGAAGCTCTGCATTAAGCTCTACTGTGTTTATATCCCAGTTGTATTGCTGTTCTGATGCTTGTGCTATCGCTTCAACACTTCCACCACTTCTGCCTTGGGCTGCTGCCATAACTGCATTTGAAGCCATGCCCTTGTTAAACATTCTTAACATAGAGAGTGACTCTTGTTTCCCTTGCATTTTTGCTATGTTTGCTCTTGTTTTGGCTTGTATCTGTTGGATTTTATATTGTTGAGACTGTGCATAAGCACTACCTATCCCGCTGATTATCGAACCAACTCCTGAGTATGTTGCATAAGTTTGAGGTGTCATATCGTCTCCTAATATTCCACTGTGTAGCCGATTGCTCTAATTAGCAAAGGTAGTGGGTTTTCTTGTGTTATCTCTAGCTGCACTATTCTATCATATCCTAGCAGATATAACTCTCTAAATCCAGTAAATCGCTCAGGTGCTTCATCAAGTACGACTGTAAACTTTCTGTCACTTGCATATATATCTCTTACATACACGCCTAGACTTTCATATACATTCACATCTGCTTTGACTATTCTCTTTCTTCTGTGTAGTGTTGCTCCACTCTGTAGAGCAGTATTTAAAGGAAGTGTTGTTACCTCTACATCGTAGTTAAGTCCTACCTCTATGCGTGTTGCATCTCTTGAGATAGTGAACTTGCCTCCACTCTCTGTGTCGTCTGGCATCATAGAATAGTCTGCTATCACTTTAAACTCTACGGCTGCTAAAGACGAGTCAAAACTTGTAGTGATCTCGTCTGTTGCTACACCTTCATATACTACATTGTGGTCTGTGTACGAGTCTTCATCAAGCATCTCTATAAAATACTCATTCTCTCTTTTTACTAGGAAGTATACAGACTTGTCCACAACACAAACGTCTAAAAACTCACCGTCAGTAGTCCATTGTGTCCATCCTAGTATGCTTTCGTTCCTGAGTGTGTTCATTACTGCCAGTGTTCCATCACTATTCACTATGTATACAAAATCCGATACGTCTATATCTGTACCTTTTATCGCCGACATTGACACTATCTCTGTGAATAGGTGTGAAGCAAGTAGTGTTATACTGTTGGACACGTGTGCATCTTCATTGAAGTTGTATACAAACTCTCTTATGGTTCTCTCTGAGCTGTCTACAAAGAGTGTTGCACCATCTATAAAGACTGGTCTTATGCCTTTTGAGCCATAACCTGTCTGTGCTTCCCATGCTGAGTTGGCTGGTGTGATAATTTCTATCTTATTGAAGTATTCTGCTCCAGTAGTGAATACTTGCAGCCCTCTTCCTCCAAAGATATTTGTTATCTTATTGTATTGGTCTGACTCTATCGTATCAAAGATTGCATGATCATCTGGTATTGAACCACTCAACCCTTGTGCTGTAAAGTCAAAGAAGCCACTTACCCTGGAACCCCAAACAGATGTTGGCTTGTCTGTGCTTCCTGCAAACCATAGTCTGCCCATGTGGAAAGTACACGCTGCTGGGTATCCTCTTGTAGCACTCCAAACGTCTTCTTTGCCAAAGCCCTCGTTTGTCCAGTTTCCAGTGTCCGAAAAGTCCTCTTGTGCTAAATCTATCCGTGGTTCAGGTGATGCTGGCGTTCCTGTATCTGTATCAGTAAGAGAGGTATAATAGTTGTTGTCTGTTCCGTTATTGGCGTCCCCGTCATGGTTCCATACAACATCACCTATTTTTACATACACCTCCTGAATGTCACCGTTGTTTTCATATCTGTATGGCGTTCCTGCAAAGTCGTGTAGTGGTATAGTCAAGGAAATGGTAGAGAATGTCCAGTCTGCATCTGTAGCACCTCTTACCATCTTGCGTGGTGCAAAGTCCTCATGTGTCATTATGATGGTATCTGCTGATTGTATAATATCCACTTCGTCCACTATTGCCATGGTTGAGAATGGAGTAGCTACGTCTGCTTTTACTATTTCGCCATCTCGTAGAATGTCTACATACCCTGCACGATAAACAAGTAGGTATTGTTGAGTCTTGTTAAATACAAAAGGGATTAGTCTTGCATCTTCACCTACTGCACTGTCTGTTATCTTTGCAAGCCCTGGTCTTCTACGTAATCCACCTTGAGGTACAATAACCACATTCTTTGCTGTAGCTACCGATGTATTATATTTATCTATGTCTATTCTAGCGTGTAGAGCTGGTGCAAGTTCTCCGCCTGATAGATTGCTTTGAATATGCTCGATACCCATTAGTAGCGTACCTCTGTGTATGGGCTGTCTATGAAAGTATCTTGAGGGCTTTGCGTAGAGTCTGCAAACTTCGCCCTCTTTAGCTCGTTTAGATACATCCTGGAATAGTATTCGCCTTTTTTAATGTCTCCAGTTAAAGGAAGTGCAAACTGTGCTGCTAGGAAAAACTCAAACATCTTTGTAAAGTATGGCGGTAAATTTACCTCATCCACTCTGTAGATATAGTCTATATAGAGCGTAGTAGCGTTTGTGTATACCATGTGCCCATATACTCTGTAATTACGTGTATCTGCTTTTATGAGGTATATACAGTCACTTGGCATTACATAGGCATATGTATATCCGTCAACTGGTGATGTAGAACATCTTGCTAGTTGTTGTTGCTTGGTAGCAAATCCCCATCTATGGTTGGTTAGCTGGCTTAGGTATGAGTTTTCATATAGATTAGAGGCTATGGTTGCCCCTGCTGTTCCCTCAGTGAAGCTGGCTATTGTTTCATGCCCTAAGAGAAGAAGAGCGTTTGATGCGAGTGCGATATTTGATGGTGTTCCTGTCATGTTTGCTCCTTAGCAGATAGTGTAGCACCCCGAAAGATGCTACGTATCCACTAAGCTACTGCAACGTAACCTACGTCTACTTCGTCTGCGTCTGACTTCGTACATACCAAAAGCACAGATGCGTCTGATGCTGTTGCTAGGATAAAGTCACCTACTTCAATAATTCCGATAAGTCCAACAAAATAATCTGCTGTAACTACTGCTGCCTGGTTGTCTGTTGATGTTCCATACACATAGAAAGAGGGTGCTAATGACCCTGCTCCTACGCTTCCTGAGAAATAATTTCTATCAAATGCCATATTATGCTCCTTAAGATGCTGTGATTTTAATCACGCCTTCTGTGTCAATGATGATTGACCCTGCTTTCCACATACCAAGTGATAACCAAGATGCCTTGTGAGGTACCCAGTCTACTCTTGTGTTCATGTCAATACCTACTGCGTGACCTACTGCTGACTTATGGAAAGCATACGCAATACCACCAAGTCCACCCTCAGCTCTGTTAGAACCAATGATCTTAAACTTGAAGCCCATGAATGTATCAATCTCACCACTCATAAGTAGTCTAACTGAGTTGTAGTCTGCTGATGTGATACCAGTAGTTTCTAGGAACTCTTTAAGTCCTGCTTCGTCACATACGAACCATCTGTCTTCTGCTGGTGCTTCTACTTTGTTAAGTAGTTCCGATGCGTCTGTTAGTGTTTCGAGGGTAAATGCTGCATCAACGAAAGTGTTTGTACTTGCTGACATTGCATCAATGATTGCCTGATCGTCTCTACGTCCCATTGCACCTGCAATAGTCTGAGCCAATTCTACAACTTCATCAAAGTTAACCGTTTTAGAGTCATAGATATCTGTGTACTCTGGTGCTTCGTAGTCTAATAGTGTTGCCACTTTCAAACTGTGGTCGATACCCATAGGTACAACGTCTGCTGAACTACCAGTTCTT